TTGGAATTAGAAGATGTAATTGAAGAGTATTTATATCACTGTCTGGCGAAAGGATTCACACCAAAAACAATGAAGAATAAACGCCAAGAAATGAAGCAATTAAGAAGGTTTCTAATGGATGAGAAGGGGATAAGCGAGTTAGAAGCCATCAATACATTACATTTAAAGCAATACGTCAGAGCAAAGCATGGGGAGGGCTTACAGCCACAATCCATAGTATCTATGTTTAAAATGGTTAGAGCATTCTTTTCTTGGTGTCAGAAAGAAGAATATCTCAAAGAAAACATTGCGAAAAAGGTAGAGATGCCGAAAGTTCCTAAGAAATTACTAAAGGGATTTACCGTTCAAGAGGTATCGGCAATGATAGACGCATTTAGTTGTAAAAACTATATTGAAGCAAGAAATAAGGCAATAGTAGCCATGTTAAGTGACTGTGGACTACGAGCAATGGAGATTAGAGGATTATTAACTAAAAACGTAAAAGAAACGACAATTTTAGTAAATGGTAAGGGGAATAAGGAACGTATAATGTTCATCTCTCCACCATTAAAGAAGATTCTAATTAGATACGAGCGGTTAAGAAAGGAATACCTCAAAGATAAAATCTTCAAGACAGATCATTATTTCTTATCGTATACAGCCGATCCTTTATCACATATGGGTATCTACAACGTTGTTAAAGAAGCAGGAAAAAGGGTAGAAGTTGAAGAGGTAAGATGTAGTCCGCATACGTTTCGTCATTTCTTCGCTGTTCAGTGTATTTTAAACGGAATTGACATCTTCACATTATCAAAATTGCTAGGTCATTCTGATGTATCGACCACACAGCGTTATTTACAGTCATTAGAGGATTTTGAACTTATTAAGAAGGCAATGCCTTCAAGTCCATTAATGAATATTGGTAGGTCATCATAATGTAAATAAAAAAAGCAGGGTGTTGGTAGCACCCTACTTTTACGTTAGTTTTCGCCAAAAAACTGAATAGGAATATCATCCTACACCCTCATTTTATCGAAAAAAAATTGATGATGCAAGGGATTATTAAGTATTGTCTTTTTTAAATGAAGTGTATGGTGATTTTCGAACGTGGGAATGACCTAACACCACGCTAAACACTTGAACAGGTTCGCTAAGCCAATGTCATAAAATTAAGCGCATACTCTCAAAAGCGTTTCCTTGTTTACGCTGAGTATGGTCTAGGAGAGAACGTCCATAAACGGTTTGGTAAAGGTTGCTTGGTGTACTGCGGTACAGGTAGCAACGAATAAGAAAGATAATATTAGGTTTGAGTAATTAAGGATAATGTCAGTAGTACAATGCCTTCCCTAAATTTTTCAGCATGTTGGACAAGCATAACATGTTAAAAGTTCGTTGTAGATGGAAATCTAACGTTCAAACAAGGTGTTACTATACGGATTCCTTAACCCGATAGACCATGAAAAATGACAATGAACGTCTGCTTTATGTTGCATTAACTTTCTTGTTTTTGCAATGTAAGGTAGTCATTCTATGCCTAGCCGTTGTCCTGTACCCTCATCCCATGATGTAGGACGGATACCAAAGGTCAATAGAAACATACGTAATTGCTTAATAATAAATAAAAATCACAAAAAAGTTAAAAAGTCAACGAATAATGTAACGTATTTTTTGACAAGTGTAACAAAAAATGTTATACTTTAATTAAGGGTTGGGGAGAACCCACGCTAGATATAAGGGGAATGAATTATGAGAGAATTAATTAAAAAGTATCAAGAAACTGGACAAGATAGAGAAATTTTAGAACTATTATTGAATTATGTGGATGAAGATTTAATAACATTAAAATACAATGATAATGCACCAGAAGTACAAGATGGTTTAAAGTATGTGGCTTATCGTATTAGAGCATTCATGATGAAAAATTGTTTTGCGAAGAGAAATGCTAGAAACTTAACTGAAAGAAGCAATCAATCAGATGATTTTGAAGGGTTAAAAGAATTTTTAGATTGTTTATATGAAGCAGATTGGATCGAGTTAGATTGGAGAACGCTACATAATTATGACTTCTCTTCAATTTACAATAATGAAAGTCAAGTGAGAGATTATTTAGGTGCTACACAGTATGACTTTTTCAACCTTTTAAATAAATTTGTAGGGTTGGGGCAAAACAGCGATGAGTTTAAAATAGATTTCAAACAAACTAAAGACAATCTATTACCATTGTTTGAAGAAGCATTCCTTTACGCAATTAAGAAAGTAGATTGTGAGAGAGAAACAAAAGAAATAGTTAAATATATAAACAAAGCAATGCTCACAAAATTTATTGAATTACAGATGCAACGTGATAATGTTAAGCGTATCCGTAAAGGAAACAAATCTACATATGTAAAAGTAGAAACAAAAGCAGAAGAAACAGATATTTGGATGATGATGTTTGGTAAAACATTGAAGCATGTTGGAGGTTTGGAAGCGTTTAGTTTATGGCTTACACCAAAACAAATTAAATTTGTGCAGGACGTTTACAATATCATTGAAAAAGATTTAAAAGAAAATAATACAAATGCTTTCAGATGGAAAGAAGATGGCACACCTGTTTTGAAGAAACGTCATTTAGCAGAACAAATAGATATGAATGAAACAAACTTCAAACAAACACTAAAACGTTGTGAGAAGAAAATCTTTGATAATTGGAAAGAAGTCATTTCAAATAGATTCTAAACACTCATTTTGACTGTATGAGTGTTTTTTATTTATACATCAAACACTATGTAAACACTTCTACATAAGCAAATATAAGCGTTTTCAGCAGTATTAGTATATTATTTATTAATAATTTCATATACCGTACCGAAATAATTATTACACTTTTCCATATATTTATTTTATTTATGAAAGCATTAAATTGATAATGTTTTTTGCTTTCGAACTGAAATTTTTAAATTTATGCAACCCCTTGTGCATACCTTTAAATTAGTTACAGCGACCTAAGTTACCGTTGTAACCAGATAATAGAATATCTTAGTGATAGCAAACTTGTGGAAACGGTACTGCCATACCGTTTCCTATTTTTTTTGAATTAAAAGGAAGTGTTAAATAAAATGGATGAAATCAATAATCAAGAACAGCAAGAACAAGTACAAGATGTTGATGAAACAGAAGTTGAAGCAATTCAACAAACTGATGAAATAATTGAAAATAAAACTTATTCACAAGAAGAAGTAAATGCACTTCAAGAACAAATTGAAGAGTTGTCACAATATAAGCCAAAAGAATTAACAGATGATGAAATAAAAATTCAACAAAAGTTGACGGATTTATGGCAAAGAGAAGTTACACAAACTTTAAAAGAAGAAGGTGTACAAATGTTTGCTGACTTTATCAAAGTTGATGTAGATGATACAGATACTTTAAAATCACAAATTACAAAATTAAAAGAGATAATTGGTACTTTGGAATTATCCAACAGTTATCAACCGACAAATCATAAGAATCCAAACGGATACGATGTTGCTAAAAAAAACAAAGACGTTAAGAGTATGATTCGTCAAAAATTAAATTTTTAATATAAGAAAAGAGGAAAAAGAATGTTAGATTCTAAAAAATTAACTACACAGGAGAATATTCATCTTACTGATGCAATCTCTTTAGTTGCTCCGATCGCAACACCATTTATGACATTACTATTACAAAAGGGTTTATATGTTGACTCAATGGGTAAATTCCACACATGGAGAGAAAAAACTTTAGATGCAACTGCTGACATCACTGTTGATGAAGGTATTGACGCAACTAATTTCGTACAATCTGCACGTGCTGAATTAAACAATGTTATGGAAATCTTCTACAAAGCAACTTCTGTATCTGGAACTGCTCAAGCATCTAAGAAAGCAAGCGATGATTTATTTGCTTCTGAAATCAATGACCGCTTAATCGAACTTGCAATTGGTATGGAGAAAAAACTTATCAATGGTACTAAGAACGATGGTGCTTCTGGTAAACGTCAAATGGATGGTCTTTTGAAATTCGTTGATGCAGGAAACGCTGTAACTGGTGAAGTAGCAGGTAAGATTAGTGAGAAAGAAGTTAAAGAACTTGCTAAGAAATTATGGAATGCAGGAAATGAAAATGGTGAATTTTACGCACTAGTTGGCGCAGACATTAAAGATCAAATTGATGACCTTTACAAAGACCGCTATTCATACAGCCATGTTACAAATGATTTCGGTATCGTAGTACACTCTGTAGAAACTTCTTATGGACGTATTAATTTTGTATTAGACCGTTATGTGCCAGCAGACAAAGTTGTAGCATTCGATGTTAACATGCTTAAAATTGCATTTTTACGTCAGCCACAGTTCGAAGCATTAGGTAAAACTGGTGACAACACTAAAGGTCAAGTTGTAGCGGAAGCAACACTTGAAGTTGGCTCTAAAAAAGCAGTTGCAGTTTACACTCTAAAAGCATAATTTACGGATATAGTGTAGGAGGGGTTTACCTCTCCTATATATTATTTTGGTAATCATTTAAAATTTTCAATGGGAGGTAAATCAAAGTGAACACTAAAGATGAATATATGTTAAAGCGTAGAAAAAAGAAAATTCGTTTACGACAATTAGCAGAACATATTGGATGTTCACAATCATTAATCAGTCAATATGAGACAGGTAATTGTGAAATGGATAAAGTTAAAATTAATAAATACAAAGAATTTATAGATAACTTTTGAAAAACACTTGACAAATTCAATTGTATCTAACATATAAATTTGAGAAGTGTAACAAAAAATGTTATACTATATGTAGGGTGAGGAATCATCCAAATAAAAAAGATAAATTAAAGGAGTGAAATATGTGGAAGTAGTAAAAACTTAACTCTTTTACTCAATCAGCACGTGAGTAAAAGGGGAACAAAGGAATAACAAATAACATTTATAAAGATTAATACACAAATATAAAGATGAAACTTGGATTTTATCAAACATTAAAAACATAAATTAGTGCAAAAGTTTTAAGAGTGAAAGTTACACTTTCGCTAATTTATGAAGCAAGATTTTAAAGACAAATTTCCTCAATGGGTATTTGAGGAAGCAGATTATACAGTATGCATGAGTGATGATATTGACAGTTTAGTTGGTGCAACAATCATCAAACAAGTTAAAGGTTGGGAAGTGGAACACTTCTACGATTTCAACAATTTTTACTCTACAAATAAAAAAGACAAACGTAAAGCAGTCGGTGTTGATATTGCCCTTGTAAATGGCATGACATACGACAACCACGTAACAATACTCTCCAATACAAGTAAACCAAACATAATGAGTGCAAATCCAAACATAATTGAAAGAGTTTCAAGAGAGAATTACACAGACAAATATGCAATGAGTACAGCATTACTATTATACGCATTATATGATATTCCATTGCCTTCAACAGAAGATGGTATGTTAATGCTCATGGCAATTGATTCTAGTTACTTAGGATACTATGATAAAAGATTTAAAAAAGTGCAATGTGAATGGCTAGAAAAGATGGGGATGGAAGATATGATCCTTCTTCAACAAAGACATTCTTTAACAGATTTTGTAGAGGTCAAAAGAAGATATGATTCTTCTAAGAAAATATTCTTAAATGACAGTGGTTGCCTAGAAACAAAAATGAATTTAGAAGGTATTGGCAAATTGTTAGAGTTGGATATTATACTTCCAAATAAACAATTTGAAATTAGAAAAGAATTTACTCGTGATAAATATGATTTGAAAAGTGGTAGCAAATACGACAATCAATTTGTTAATGACTATTACAAACCGTTTTCATATGCTCTTACGAAAACAAATGAATTAAATATGACTGTTTAAATTAAAAAGGAAGATACATATGGATATGAATAAATATTTCTTCTGTTACAGTACAAACTTACAAGAGTTTTTAAGATATGAAAAATATATTAGATATATTTGTACTGCAAGACATATGACATCAAATAAGCAATTTTGGCTATTTGAAAGAACAGAAGAATTAAACATCGCACTGGCTGAATATAGAGTCAATAGTGAAAAGTTAGAATTAAAAAGGAATTATTTACAAAGTTAATTTAAAAGAAGGGTTGGATGTTAAATGAAAAACATTACTGCAAAGGATTTATTTTTTTGTTATAACAAGCAAGTTGCAAAATTTTTAAGATATGAAAAAAATATTGAATTTATTACAAAAGCATATACAAAAGTAGGCGTTGAGTTTTATCTGTTTCAATGTACGGATGAATTAGAAAAAGCATTGGCTGAATATAAAGATAGTAAAAAGTAACATATAACAAATGATAATCGAAGATAAAACAAAGGGGTAATCTAAAATGTTAACTGAAAAGGAATTTAAATCAAGAATCGAGTATTACAAAAAAGATGATAAATTTGGGAAAATATTTATTCCGAATAATATATTTGAAGTATTATTAAAAGATGAGCGATTAACAAAGAGAGGAAAGCGAACTACAACACATGTTGATGTGGCGTATGCTTATATATATTTATATACTTGGTTATACAGAAATGCCAAGTATGGAAGTATGAGTACAGAAAATTCAGATGTCGGCTCATTAAAAGAATTAATAGGATTCTCTAAAACAGAGAAAAGAATCAATTACATTATTAAAAAAGATGGTGTACTTGATGATTTAGGATTAACACGAACAATACCATATAAAGATGCACCTGCACGTTTTCAATTTGATGATGATGTTATTGAATTTTATACTGTATCAGATGAAAACATTCCTATAACAAATAATAGACAAACTGTTAAAGAGCCGGTATTCGCACTTGAAAATAGTGATGGAGAATATGGTTACGGAACATTTTTCGGAAGCATGGATGATGATAATATTGCTAATACACATAACGTTGATTTTGAAGTGTTTATTAAGTGCATGACGAATGATAAGTTAGGAACTGATGCTTTTTACTTATACAGTTTCTTAAAGCATAAATGTGACGTATCTGGTGGCTCAATTGAGATTGCGCTAACAACTATCTCTCAACAAACAGGAATTACAAGAGGTAAAAGAAATGATGCATTAGAAAATTTAAAGAAATATAATTTAATACATTGTACTCCTGCTACATATATAATTGATGGAGAACCAGATGGAGCAAGTATTTATAAATGTAAAGGTGCAGAGAATTATATTAGTGATGGTGTTAAATTTAATACAAGAACAGTAGCAGGAAAGAAAAAAGAAGAAGTGTAATTGAAGGCACGTTCTTAATTGGAACATGTTTTTTGATGCAACATTTTAAAAGGTTACCGATAGTGACTAATATAATATATATATATTATATTAGTGATTAGTTATTATATATAAAATAAAAAATAACGATACATAATTATATATTATATTACTCACTAAACGTAACCTTTTGAAATATCGTATCAACGATAATTGAAAGGAAGTAATTTAAAATGACACTTAAAGAAGCATTACAGAAAGTTACAAAAGAGAATCGAATGTACTTTAATTATAAATTTCCAGATACACGATTTAATCAAACTATTCAGCCAAAGAATGAAGAAGAATTTCTTATTTCAGTTGGTAGAAAAACTATGAATGGTTTTATAAATTGGGAAAAGACACCAGAATATGCAAATTTGGTGGCACTATATTTACAATCTAAAATGATTGATGATATTTATAAGATTTATGATGTTGTTAGAGTTAAGGCACTTGAAGGCGATGATAAATCAATCACAACTTTCCTTAAATTAAATAAGGAAATTAATACTATTGTTAAGGCAGGTCGTGTACTTGTTGAAGAAGAAATTGAAGAAGACGATGGGTTGAGTTTATAGTGGGTAAAAAATTAACAAAAGAAGAAAAGTTACAAATTATCAATAATGATCCTGTGTTATGGCTTAAAAATTTCGTCAAAATCACCACAAACACAGGTGATTACATACCATTTGTGGTTAATGACCAACAAAAGCAATTCATTAAGGAAATGGAACGCTTTAATGTAATTGCAAAGGCAAGACAAATTGGTTTTAGTACAATGTCACTGGCTTTGTGTTTATGGATGTCAATGAATAGACCACGAACAAATTATATGATAGTTTCCTATAAACAAGAATCATCAACATCATTATTTGACAAATTAAAAATGATGTACGATGACCTTCCCCATGATAAATTTAAGTTTCCAAAAGATACACAAAACAACCGTAACCAATTGAAATTTGATAATGGCTCATCTATTACACTTGCAACCGCAGGAGGTAAAGATGTGGGTCGTGGAACTACATATGAATACATTCTTTTATCAGAATTTGCATTCTATGAGAATCAAGATTCAATATTATTATCAGCAGAACAAGCATTGGCAAAGAGTAAAACATCAAAATTAGTAATTGAAACAACTTCAAACGGTTTTAACCCCTATCAAAAACTCTTCATGAACGCATATAAAGGAAATTCTAAGTATAAAGCATTCTTTTTTCCTTTCTACTCTTCCTCATACGCAAAACAATTCAAAGATGATTATGATGAAGCGGAAACATGGTACAAATTGGATAATAAAGGGAAACGCCTTACTAAAGATGATTTAGAACAAGACGAATTATTTTTATATGAGCAAGGGACAACGCTTAAACAATTAATGTGGCGTAGGTGGAAATTACTTGATATGACTCTACAACAATTCTATCAAGAATTTCCTGCAACCCCAATGGAATCATTTATTAGTAGCGGTATGAATGTATTTGACCAACAAAAGATTGTTGAACGCTTAAAATATATTTCCAAACCATTATTATATCGTGATATTAAAATGGAAATTCCAGATAGTATTGCAAAATATATTGGTAAATCATTAATGATTTATGAATTACCAAAACAAGGAATTAAATATTATGCAGGTGTGGATACCGCAAGCGGTAGCGGTGGCGACTATTCTGCTATCTCAATTTTAAACGCAGATGGTGAACAGGTGCTAAGTTTTTATGATAATAAAATTCCTGTTTATGAATTTGCCAAGTTGCTTGACATTATTGGAAAGTTTTATAACTATGCTTTTTTAACAGTAGAAAGAAATTCTTTTGGTACGCCAATCTTAGAACGTTTACGAAAAGAATATGAGTATATGAATCTGTACAAACATAAAGTTTTTAATCAGCAATTAGGTAAAAAGCAATTACAGTTAGGATACCAAACTACACAAGTAACAAAAAATATTATGATAACAGATTTAAAAGAGCAGTTTGAATTAGGGATGATTCTTATAAACTGTCAAGAAACACTAGAACAAATGCAAATTTTTGTTGAAACAGATGGGAAAACAGGAAATAAAAAAGGTAATGACAAACATGATGATTGTGTAATTGCTATGGCATTAGCAATTCAAGGTATTAAACAAAATAAATGGTATGTAGAAATCCCTCAATAAAGAGGGGTTTTTATTATGAAAAAACCTTTTCCGATGTAGCAGAAAAGGTTTTCAAAAAGAATTTATAAGAAAGAGGAAATAAGAAATGAATTTACAGGATTATATTAAAATGATTCATAACGGCAATCAATTCTGGTTTGTAGATGAGATTAAGCATTTTGAAAATCAGAAAAGAATTTTAGACACAATTGAGAAGAAAAAATATTTGGATGGTAAACATGCTATCTCAAATAGGGTTGTAGAAAATTATAATGGTAAGCCATATGAACAGCGAGCGATTTTATTACAATATGCAAAATTAATCGTGAACCTAGAAACTACTTACCTATTAAAAACACCAGTAACTTTTACTGGTGAAGAAAAAATTGTTAGCGATATGAAAAGAGTATACAAAAAAGGTAAGTATGACAAAATTGACTTTGATCTGCTATCTAATTTAGTGAAGTATGGTAACGCTTATGAGTATGTCTTTGTCAATAGTGGTGGAGAGGTGAGTAGTAAGGTGATCCCTACTGAATGTGGTTATCCTATTTATAATGATGAATTGGACATGATTGCATTTGTTGAGTATTACACGTCACTAGAGAGCGACTTCTATATTGTCTACACACCAGAGGAAGTAGTTAAGTATTCAACAATTGGTGGCACTGACTTACATGTGATTGGTTCATACAATAACGTTAGTGGTCTACCTATTCACTACAAAACAGATAATGAGTTAAGTATGGCATTTGGAAAGAGTGATTTAGATGACTTCATTAATATCATTGATGCTATGGAGGATTTACTATCTAAGTTTAGCGACTCATTCTATAAACATCATAATCCAATCCCTGTTGTTATTGGGCAACAACTAAAAGGAGAGGGGCTGAATCCTCATATCGTTGGTGGTGGTATTACATTAGATGATTCTGCTGACTTTAAGATGGTAAGTAACGATATCAATCATAAGGCATTCGAGGTAATCTTCAATACTCTTATGCAACAACTGATTAACATTGCAAGTGTACCTGCTGTTGCTTTAAATGCTAGTGATGTAAGTAACTTATCAGAGATGAGTATGAGAATGCTATATCAACTTGCTGACATGAAGGGTGGACTCAACGAGCGTTACTTGAGAGAGGGACTAGAGCAACGCACTGACAAGGTAGTGGGTCTGTTAGGTAAGCAAGGCAAGACATACAGTGAAGATGCTATTGACTCATTAGATATGGTGTTCCACTGTGCAAGACCAGTCAATGAGACAGAGGTCATTGATAACTTAGTTAAGATGTATCAAGTAGGTGCAATCAGCATTGAGTCATTGGTTGCGATCAATCCATATGTTAGCAATGAGCATCTAGAGTTGAAGCGTATACTTGAACGTGAGCAACGAGTGAGTGAGCAGAAGCAAGTCAATGACAAGGTCAATGAGCATGAGCAAGCAAAGGCAAAGGATGCAAAAGCAGACGTTGCAACTAAGAAAGAGGATGCAGTCGAGGGACAAGCGTGACATATGTAAGTGTTGTGATTGTGTGTGGTGAGTCAGTGAGGATATTGATATATCAGTGTTTAATGATATAAAGGTATTACTTTCATGCGACACACTTTTAAGTAATACATGTGAGCAAGAGGATGAGTCGAGCCAGAAAACAAACGAGCAAAAAATGAAAGGGACATTCAGAGAACGAGTGTTTGACTCTCTCCTTTTTGTTCGATTCTGGGTTGGTGAAAGAGTGTGTTTGGAAGGAAATGGACGCAAAACAAAAAACGAACATTCTGACGGAATCATCAATGAATGTTCGTTCACAACTACTACCGATAACATTGATTATGTTAACTAGCATATAATGAGCGTTATGGGGGTACTTATTTGTTCGGTAATTACTCTTTTGGGAGAATTGTCTTCATTGAGAGATGGTAAATCCGAACGAACGCTTTACCCCATGTTAGCAAAATGTACCTCTAGCCAACCTCTCAACACACACCCTAAAAAATTCTAGAAAGGAGAATCCATAATGTTAGAATCCATCCTAAATTTACCTAGTCAATCTCTATTATATCTCGAAAACAAAATCAAATCAATGTATCCAACATTGATTCCAATCAAACAACGTCCACTTATGACAACAGAACAATATGAAGTAATTTACCCATATGTTGCAGACATGCTATATCAAGAATTGTCATTCACTCCATATGATACAACCCTTGTTCATTTTGAAGATGATGAGAACATGGAATGTGAAGTGAATGGAATCAAACTGAATGGATTCTATATTGCGGATCACTACAACGCTAAAACACATATATTCGTATTTACATATGAAGGAATCTGGCTTTACAACAATGAGCCATTGGATACACCTACTCACATTCAAGAGTACATAAATAGATTAGTTTGCAACTCTCATGAATGTTTAATATATAGCAAACCAATTATAAAGGAGAATATAAACATGGAGAATATCGAAAGATTACAAATGGAAATCAGTGGTATTGAATTACCATATGAAAAATTACTTGTGTATTTAGAAGAAGAAGGAATTAACGGTGATGTAACTTACAATGCTTCTTCAAAAGCAAATAAGAAAGCAATCTATTCAACTGCACTGGCAATATTAAATTCAATTGCAAACCAACCACATTTAATGAAGAATTACAGAAAGGACGACATGACAATTGACAGTTTTGCTAAGTATCTGCAAGCAAGAATTGACCAACTAGAAAAGAAGATTCGTCAAATGCCAAATGAAGATTCTGCACCTAGCAACTTCTTCAATTTATTCCAATAAGAAAGGAGAATAACAATGGATAAGTTTAATATTTTCAAGGTACAATACAACGCATTCAACGATATGTTGTCTTTAGCAGGTGAAGAAGTATTTGTGAATGGTGAAAAGAAGCATGGCATCATTACAAATACAGACACTAGAGAATTTAATGATAAATATATCTCTACGGATTTTCCTATGATGCGTGGTGATTACATCTATTACAACAACATGTATTGGATGATTTGGAATCAAGTAACTGTACCACGTGCAGAAAATTACAAAGGCATCATGAGACAAGCAGAGCATGATGTCATCTTTAACTTGTATTATGCAGGTGTAACAAGTAAATATCTTTTAAAATGTCCTGCAATCATTCAGCGTACAAGTGATTATACAACTCATTATCAAAGTACAGTATCAATGGTTACAGTTGATTCAGAGATTCATGTATTTGTAAGAGATACACCTAGCACAAGAAGGATTATCAACCTAGTTGGTAATGGTGATGGTGAAATTGTTCTAGGAGAACGAAACTATGACATTATCGGTGTATCTATTGAAAAGAAAGGATATCTTAACATTACTTGTCGTTTAGGAATTAGAAATGATAAATCCGACTACGTTAATAATATTTATTGGTCATCTAGTACAAGTAAACCTGCTGATTGGGAAAGTCAAATTGACGATACTTTCTATCAACGTGGAAGTGTTATACCATATCCAAAAGGAACAGTAACAGTAAAGCATGTTAATGAATCAAACGTTGAAATTGCACCATCGGATTCATTAACGGGTAATGTAGGTTCAACATATACAACGTCAGCCAAAACAATAGATGGATATACATTAAAAACAACACCTGCAAATGCAACAGGTATATATATTAATGGAACTATAAATGTAGAGTATATATATGAAGTAACTGTTGTACAACCTTCACTTCCAACAGGAGATGAATTAACAGATGTTACAGCATTATCATACAATTCATCCATAGGTAAAATTAAATGGACACCAGAAGTTAAGAAAGATGACTTCTATGGATTCTGGGGCTATAGAGTAACATATGAATATGAAGATTGGGGTTCACCAACACAAGATGTATATAACGTAACAAAAGAAGAGATTGGTGGTATATTAATTAGCGACCCATCGAATAAAGTGTATATTGAATCAGTGTTTAAAGATGGTGCGACAACTGTTTATATGAAAAAGAAAATTTATACTGCAACAGAAATAACATCATTGCCAAATATTTAATAATGAACCTTTACTTTGGTAGTAGAAATAGGGGCATATCTTATAATATGCCTTTATTTTTATTTCTATGACGTTTTGATTAATTCGTGATGTTTCGTATTAAGTTGACTCTCAAAACCTAGTACAAGTAAATTTGAGAGGTCGGTTTTTGAGTCGTGAATCTTTTCAATTTTCCTTTTTACGATTTGGTTTAATATATATAAAGTCGGCAAATCCACAAGCCACTTTCAACCCTTGATAATAAAAGGATTCGACACGTTTTGAAAGTACCTAATAATAATTTGGTACACACTCTTGGACATTTTGGAGTGTCAAATTGCTGGTTTAAAATGTAATGGGATATCACTTTTTGTCCTGTTTTGTTCATAAAGCGACATTTCTCTTTCTTTTACACAATTAAAAATGTTTTAAGTGGAAATTTAAAAGGTATTTTAAAATGAGTAATGTTGTGACTAAGAATTTTAAATAAGTATGAAAATAAAAAGGTTGGTTTATTATATAACCAACCTTTAAATTAAACTTATTAACCACCAGTATGACCGTCTGACATTTGTTTTATAGTATGGATAGTTTGATATGTGTCTTTAGAATCCAGTACACCAAATGTTAATGTTAGTGCAGTCATAATCCCCATTAAACTAAATATTATTTTTT